TCATTGATGCCGATAACCTTTCGTTTGCCTGTGCTGCAAGCGCAGAAGAAGAAGACGTTGAAGTTGCCTGCACAAGAGCAGACAGCTTCATCGAGAACATCCTTGCAGAAACCGGAGCCACTGAATTCGAGCTTTTGTTTTCCGGGGATAACAACTTCCGATATAATGTCTACCCAGAATACAAAGGTAATCGTAAAGCCTCCTACAGACCCCTCTGGGAAAAAGAAGTAAAGCAGTATATCACAGAGAAGTGGGAAGCTAACTGGACGGATGGTATCGAGGCAGATGATATGCTTGGTATCCGCCAGCTAGAGTGCACTGATACCATCCTGGCACATCTGGACAAAGACCTTAATCAAATTAAAGGACTACACTACAATTGGGAACTGCGACGATTAGGCGAGGTAGTACGTGAAAAGCGAATCTACACTGTCTCAAATGAGGAAGCGGATTATTGGTTTTTTTATCAGCTATTGGTTGGCGATACTACCGACAACATCAAAGGTGTCCGGGGAATCGGACCTAAGAAAGCGGCCGGGATTCTACACGGGTGTGAGTCCAATTGGGAACGCTATGAAGCCGTACTTGGACGGTATTCTTCGGAAGAAGAATTAGACCTTAATGCCCAGTGTGTGTATATTCACCGTAAACTAGGCGATCATTGGAGGAACATTATAGGTGACCCCAGCTAGCGCAAAAGCGAAAGGCAGGAATTTCCAGAAGTATGTCCGAGATAAACTTCTTAAAGCATTTCCAGCACTGGAAGCAGACGATGTAAGAAGCACCAGCATGGGAGCATCAGGTGAGGATCTTCAGTTAAGCCCAGCGGCCCGCAAACTGATTCCTTACCAGATTGAATGCAAGTCCAAAGCAAAGTCCCAGATTCATACCTATTATTCCCAGGCAAAGGAGCATGGCAACCACGAACCACTAGTTGTAGTGAAGATGGACAGGCATATTCCACTAGCAATTATCAGCCTGGATCATTTCATCGAATTACTAAAAGGAAAACAAGAATGAAAATTATTGATGTGCCTGTATTTGAAGAGGATGGTTCTATTAAATTTACTCAGTCCATCAGTCCAGAGGAAGCGAAAGCACTCCTTACTTTCTCTCTTAATTTCCTGACTGCTCAAGGCATGAATGTTTTCAATTCAATTGATGACACCGAAGAAAGGGGGTTTGACGATTAAACGAGTTAGAACACCCGAGCAACTAAAAGCGTTAACAATAGCGCAACGAGTTCGTCGCCAAGCAAATCCGGAAAGATACAGAGAGATCGGACGTAAATCAGAGCATCGTCGCAGGTTAAAAAGATACGGTGTTACAGAGGAGTGGTATACCAACAAATTGAAAGAACAGCGCAATTGCTGTGCTATTTGTTTAGACCAACTTATTCCTGGCAGACAAACACACATTGACCACAATCACACTACAGGTGCTGTGCGTGAGATTTTATGCCATTATTGTAATTTACTTATCGGTAACGCAAGGGAGGACACATTAGTGCTACGTCAAGCAATTAATTATTTGGAAAAACACGATCTATGCGACATTTTTATATACCAGACTGCCAAGTAAAGCCCACACATGATACGAGTTACCTCACCCGAGTTGGACAGTACATCGTTGACAAAAAGCCGGAAGTTGTTATCTGTGGAGGAGACTTTGCAGACATGCCTTCACTCTCTAGTTATGATGTCGGTACTAAATCGTTTGAAGGCAGACGGTACAAAGATGACATCGCAGCTACACACCGAGCTATGGAACATTTACTCTCCCCTCTCCGAGAGTATAACAGCAAAGCTCGTAAAGGTCATCGAGAAAGGTACCTACCACGACTTGTTCTTACTCTCGGCAATCATGAGCAAAGAATTATCAAGGCTACAAACAACGACCCGAAACTAGATGGGGTTCTCTCTATCGAGGATCTCCAGTATAAAGAGTTCGGTTGGGAGGTATATCCATTTCTCGACGTTGTTGTTATCGACGGGATTGCTTACAGTCACTATTTTACCTCTGGTGTTCTCGGTCGCCCTTGCACTACAGCCGCTGCACAGCTTAACAAAAAGCATATGTCCTGTGTTGCCGGTCATCAACAAGGTCTACAAATCGCCACAGGACACCGGGCGGACGGAACTCGATTAACTAGCATTATTGCAGGGAGTTGTTATCAGCATGACGAAGATTACATGGGACCACAAGGGAACAAGCACTGGCGTGGTTGCCTGATGCTTCATGAAGTACATGACGGTGAATTTGACCTCATGCCTGTCTCACTTGGGTATCTGGAGAGACGATATGGTAAATGAACACGATATCGCCGACATGCAGGGTTATAAACAACCCAAAGCCAATGAAAAGCAAGTCGCTGGGAATCACTATAAGAAGTATGGTGACCTCCAGCCGTGGGATGTGATTACAGAGTGGGGCCTTGGCTACCTGGATGGTACGGCTCTAAAGTACATCGCACGGTGGCGTGATAAGGGTGGTATTGATGACATTCGCAAAGCCATCCATTTTCTAGAGAAGTTTATTGAAGTGGAGTCCGCCAAAAATGAACGTTAAATACTACTACGCGCTCTTTGACACGGATTTTTATGACCCACCTACAAAGATTGTATTTAATACTGAAATAATGAGGGAAGCAACAATTCCCCTTGGAAAAGACGATACGTTGCGAATCTTCTGTGATAAAGATTCCTTAGATAAATTTAATATTTCAGTTCAGGTGGATGAAGCAAAGAGTAATGTTAATAAAATTTAGGAATAACACCTATGGCTAAACGATTGATTTGTGACCCACCCGAGGGCTGGCGCTATGGATTTCCCAAGGAGATTCCTTACGCTGTTCCTAGCACGGAAGACTGGCTAGTAGAGCAGGGGTATCCCCGGGAACGAATTAGGGATCTAGGTGAGTTTTTCTATGTAAGGTATTGGGAGGAAGATGATGGTGCAAAATGACATGACGTTGAACGAATACCAGAGCAAGGCCGCAGATTTCCGGGTACCCTCAGCTCCCCCAGAGGAGCGGGTAATGGGTCTGCTGGAAGAGGCGGGGGAAGTGGCTGCTGTCTTCAAGCGACTTCTGCGTGGGGACTATGGCCCAGATATGGCCGCTACTAAGCTGTATAAGGAGCTTGGGGATATTCTATGGTACGTCAGTCAGATTGCTGGAGACAATGACTGGTCCTTGGAGGATGTAGCCAAAGGCAATATTGAAAAGCTGGAGTCCCGTAAGGCACGTAATTTGATCATGGGATCTGGCAGTGAGCGATGAACCACATTGAGCTGCTAGAAGAGCTTCGTCATATTGATGAGGTAACTCTGCTTGAGTTGCTAGAGATTACCTCCGAAGAATTAGTAGATACCTTTCGAGACAGGATCCTAGAAAAAGATGAGTTCATCCGAAAAGAAATCCAACCGTAAACACGAGAAGTCAGACGACAGTGTGTTGTCACACAATCATTCAAAGAGTGTGCGGTTTCGCTTGCGGGTGCAACAAGAGAGAGAGGCTGTTGCCGAGATTAAAGAATATAAAGACACTGAAGAGTATAAACAATACTACGATAAGGACAATAATGCAGGACTATAAAACCTATATTCATAAAAGCCGTTACGCTCGCTGGCTGGAGAAAGAAAATCGACGGGAAACCTGGGAAGAGACCGTTACGCGGTACTGTGACTTTTGGCAACACAAATATCCAGAGATTTTCCCATATAAAGAAGTTTGGGAAGCAATTCACTCTTATGAAGTAATGCCCTCGATGCGGGCGTTGATGACCGCGGGACCAGCACTAGAGCGGGATAATATTGCGGGGTTTAATTGTTCCTACATTGCTGTAGACGACGTGCGCGCTTTTGATGAGACAATGTTTATCTTAATGAACGGAACAGGAGTTGGGTATTCGGTCGAGCGACAATATATTACTCAATTGCCCGAAGTTGCGGAACAATTTACAAAAGTGGATACCACAATTGTTGTGGAAGATAGTAAGCAAGGTTGGGCAGCAGCTACGCGGCAACTTATTTCTCTTTTGTATAGTGGACAACTTCCTAAGTGGGATATGTCTCGGGTTCGACCCGCCGGCGCTAGGTTGAAGACGTTTGGAGGTAGAGCGTCTGGTCCGGGACCACTCGCTGAACTCTTTAATTTTGCAAGCGTACTATTTCAACAAGCGGCTGGTCGAAAGCTGTCTTCTGCGGAATGCTCCGATCTAATTTGTAAGATCGCGGAAGTGGTGGTCGTAGGGGGTGTCCGGAGGAGCGCTCTTATTTGCCTGTCCAATTTGTCGGATTCTCGCATGCAGAACTACAAAAATGGTCAGTGGTGGGTGGACAATCCACAGCGAGCGCTTGCAAATATTTCTGCGGCTTACACAGAAGCTCCTGATGCCGAGACATTCATCAAAGAGTGGCTCTCTTTAGTAGAAAGCAAGAGTGGTGAGCGCGGGGTGTTTAATCGCATTGCCGCGCAAAAGCAGGTGGAAAAGACAGGGCGACGAGACCCAAAACAAGATTTCGGGACAAACCCATGCGGGGAAATTATTCTTCGGCCAATGCAGTTTTGTAATCTTACTGAAGTAGTGGCACGAGCGGATGATACAGAGGAAACACTGGGAAGGAAAATACGCATTGCCACCATCTAGGAACTTTTCAAAGCACGCTGACTAATTTTAAATATCTTCGTAAAAGATGGAAAGATAACTCGGAGGAAGAACGCCTCCTCGGAGTTTCAATTACTGGGATCATGGATAGTCCACTTTTAGCTAAACCTAATAAAGAACGGCTTGTTAACTTAAAAAATATTGCCATACAAGCAAACAAAGAATGGTCTGCTATACTGGGCATTGGACAGTCTACCGCGATCACTACCGTAAAACCTAGCGGCACTGTGTCGCAGCTAGTTGACAGTGCCAGCGGCATTCATCCGCGACACTCACAGTATTATATTCGGACTGTCCGCGCAGATTCCAAAGACCCCCTCGCGCTGTTTCTTAGGGATAAAGGCGTCCCATGCGAAACGGATGTCACCAATAAAAATAATCTTGTTTTTAGTTTTCCAATTGCATCTCCTATCAACGCAATTACTAGAACAGATGTGACCGCCATTGCACAATTGGAGCACTATCTTATGTTCCAGCAGTATTGGTGTGAACACAATCCTTCCATCACTGTGTATGTGAAACCGAATGAGTGGTTAGAAATCGGGGCTTGGGTTTTTAAACATCTTAATGCCCTGGGGGGAGTCTCATTTCTTCCGCATAGTGAACATATTTATGCACAAGCACCCTACCAAGATTGTTCCGAAGAAGAGTATCACAAAGCACTGCAAGCTTTCCCAAGACTTAACTGGGAAGAATTTGATATGTACGAAACCTCAGACACAGTAATTAATATGCACGAACTTGCTTGTGTTAACGGAGCCTGCGAGATTGTATAAAGAAACAGACTTGGCCTGGGCCGCAGGTCTAATTGAAGGCGAGGGTTGTTTTACACTGCATTCTAAAAAGCATCCTTATTTGCTTGTGGATATGTGTGACAAAGACGTAATAGAGCGACTAAAAACTGTGTTCCCTTTTGGAAACATCCGTGGCCCTTACATCAGCAAAAAGAAACCCACCCACAAGCCAAGATGGCGGTTTGACGCTTTCGGGGGGAAAGCGCGCCACATTATGATTTACTTGTACCCATACCTATGTGAAAGGCGCCGAGCGAAAATCAATGAGCTGATGGAAAATACTTGACAACAATCGCAGTTAACAGGTACATGATGGCAGGTGACCGCCAGTTCACACATGCTTCGGGAATGAAGCTGACTGGTTCCACCAAGATCCATCAAGTACCCTTGCCGGAAGTCTTTGACTGTAGGAAAGCATTCATTGGCTTCTGCGGCAATGCAGATAACTTCGGTCCTATTCTTACGTGGTTGCATAATCCACTGGAGAAGCAACCTAAGTGTAGGGGTATTGAAATGCTTGTGTTAACAGACAAGGGCTATATCCTGCATGGCACTACGTTGAACAACTGGATGAGGATTACTGAACCACACTTCTCTGTAGGCAGTGGTATGCACTTCGCACAAGCAGCTATGGCTAGTGGTAAAGATCCTTACGAGGCAGTCAAGATTGCCAGTAAGTTTGATCCTAACACTGGTATGGGATTCACTAAACTAATCATGAAGGAGAAGTAAATGACGCCAGTCCCAAACAACTGGTATCCAGTTCCTACGATATACCGGGGGCCGCATCCGGATAAACACGCATAAAAACTAAGGGCCTCTTTCGAGGCCCTTTTCTTCAGTAACTCCAGATCGTAGGACGAAGACTAGATTTAACCATATCTAAGTGGATAAACCTACTGTTACCTTTCTGGCTTACACCAATACCCGTGAAGCCCATACCGATAGCCAACCCCACCAGCTTGTAAGCATCAGCACCAGAGACAGCAACGTCACAGGCTAGGCCCTGTGCATGAGGACCAATACCGGCTTTGTTTCGTTCCACAGGATGACTGCGATCACGATAGCCACTAGTAATCTTCATGGGCTTCTTGAACACATCTCGAAGTGCTTGCAGGTTATCCATGAATTCTTCCTGCATTTCGTTCTTACCAGTATGCTTACAGTCAAACTCATGCTTCTGGAAGTTCTTGTACTTTGACCAGTCTCTTACTACCATATTAATCCTCGTTTAGTTTTATCCAACGGCGTAGTGCCTTAACAGTATTAAGTTGTACACCTTCCGCACGCTGCTTAGCCGTCAGCTTCCTCTGTTCCTCGTTATTGATTAGACTCTGCACTAGAGTCTGTGGTTCTCCACCACGCTGTACATATTCATTAACGAGTTCATTCCATTCTTCAGTACCCACAAACTCAGCACCTTTGTTGGCAAAGCGACGGTTGACTTTATCCTGTACTTTGGTCAGACGTTCTTGGTCAGCCTTCAGGCTCTGTGATTTGCTATATAGCTTTTCCTTGGCCTTGGCTTCTTCAAGAGAAGTCATAGCCCACTTACGTGCTTCACGATCAAACTCAGTGCGGGGGTAGTCTAACTG